ACTAACATAGTAATTGCTAACCCGACTACAGCAGCAGTAACTGCAACAGTTACCCTTGATGCTGTTGACTTGGTACCTGCTGTCAGCATTGCTGCCAACAGTTTATTTGCTTTTGACCTTAAGCAGGTATTGCCTGCTGCAGATGTTATTGCTGGCTTTGCTTCTAGCACCTCAGTAACATTTCATATCTCAGGAGTGGAGGTAGCGTAGTATGAGTATTTCACAATTCCCACCAGTATCAGGTGGTGGTATACCAACTGGCGAGACTGGTGATAGACCATCAGCACCTAGCGTTGGCGATGTCTTTTACAATGGTACTTTAGGTATCCTTGAAATTTATACAACAACAGGTTGGGAGCCTTGTTCTGCTCCTCCAGCAGCACCTACGATTTCTGTAGCCGATGTTGGAACTGGCGCTGCGTTTGGCTCTGCTCAAGCAACTGTTACATTTACTCCAAGTTTAACTGGTGCCAACCCCTACGGTTACACAGCAAGTGCTAGCACTGGTGGGTATACCGCTACATCTACCTCAACAACTGTAACAATTACAGTTGGTAATAATGGTAGTTATACATTTACTGGAACTGCATATAATGATTTTGGAACTAGTGCATCTGGTCCATCTTCAACAGCAACATTGACAACTGTTCCTGGAAAAACTGGCACACCGTCAGCGTCAACTTCTGCTGTTACAACAGATGTATCTGTTACTTGGACTATTGCTTCAACTGGTGGAAAAAGTTTAACAAGCCAAACTATAACAACTTATGCTGGGACTAGCGCTGTAACTTCAACAACACTTTCTACTTCAGCAACTTCTGCAACAGTTTCTGGTTTAACCGAAGGTTCTTCTTATACTTTTAAAGTTAAAGCAGCAAATGCAAATGGAGATGGTGCCGAAAGTGATGCTTCTAATTCTGTAACTATACCAATTTTATTTTCTGTTGATTATTTAGTTCTTGCAGGTGGTGGTGGAGGAGGAACTAGCGTAACTGGTGGAGTTTCACAGCCAGCAGGAGGTGGCGGAGCGGGTGGATTTAGATGTACCGTTGACGCTACTGGTGGTGGAGGTTCTTTGGAAAGTCCATTATCAGTAGGCGTTGGAGATTCTATTACTGTTACCGTTGGTGCTGGAGGTAGCGCCACAAGCCAAGGAAGTTCTTCTGTTTTTGGAAACATTACTTCTACTGGTGGCGGTAAGGGCGGAACTGGAAACGATACTCTTGCTGGTGGAAATGGTGGTTCTGGCGGTGGAGGTGGTGTTACTAATACCAATGGAAGTGGCGGTTCTGGCACTGCTAATCAAGGTAGAGCAGGTGGTGCTGGATATTATAGCAACAATCAAAATCTAAAAGCAGGTGGTGGCGGTGGTGGGGCTGGAAATGTCGGCGTTGATGGTGCTTCTTCAGCCCCTGGTACAGGTGGAAATGGAGTAACAACAACAATTAGTGGAAACTCTGTTGTCCGCGCTGGTGGTGGCGGTGGAGGAGGTTACTCTAACGGCGGTACTGGTGGTAATGGCGGTGGAGGTAGTGGTGGAACAAACAACGCTACAGCAACTTCAGGAAATGCAAACAATGGCAGCGGTGGCGGTGGCGGTGGTTCTCAAGTAAATAGCAACAATAACTCATTAGGTGGCTCTGGTGGAAGCGGTGTTGTTATATTACGCTATCCAAGTGCTAGAACTATTACTGTAGCAAATAATCATACTGCTACAACTAATACTTCTGGAAATAATAAAATAACAACTTTCAACGCAGGAACAGGAACGGTGAGTTGGTCATAATGGCACACTATGCTTTATTAGATGAAAATAATATAGTAACTCAAGTTATTACTGGCAAAGATGAACACGAACTTGACAACGAAGGAAATGTTGTTGACTGGGAAAAAAGTTACTCAGAAGTAACTGGTCAAGTATGTAAGCGGACATCATATAATACTTATGCTAATAAACATTTATTAGGGGGAACTCCCTTTAGAAAAAATTATGCTGGCATAGATTTTTATTATGATGAAGATTGGGATGCTTTTAGACCACCCCAACCATTTCCTTCTTGGAAACTTGACTATGAAACATTTCAATGGGTTCCTCCAATTCCAATGCCATCAACACCTGAAGATGCAGATTATGGCTGGAAATGGGGAGAAATCAATCAAGAATGGATTAAAATACAATATACCAATTAGTAGATTAGGGGACAAAATGAAGATAATATTTACTAATACTTCTGGAGCCGACCTAGAACAGCCAAAACCTGCTTCTAAGTTGGTTCCAGATTGGTATAAAAATATGGAATCATATATCGGTGGAGAAAAAAAACCTACTGGCGATGCTGCTACCACTGCAACGGTTAAACGATGTATGCCAGTCTTTGATGCTATAACAGCAGGATATATAATTGAATCTCCAGCAGATGTATGGGTATCAATTAAAGATGAACAACAATGGTTTGAGTGGTCTGATTTTGGATTAATTAGTTTTCATCCAATAGAGCAGGCTCCTGACCATCCAGCCAAAAAACCATTTGCATATCCTAAATGGGCAAACCCTTGGTCAATCCAAACACCTAAAGGTTATTCAACATTATTTGTTCAACCATTTCATAGGGAGTCAGTTTTTACTATCCTACCAGGAATAGTAGATACCGACCAATATACTGCACCAGTTAATTTTCCTTTTGTAATTAATGACCCAGCATTTGAGGGACTAATACCAAAGGGAACCCCCATTGCTCAGGTAATTCCCTTTAAGCGGGACTCTTGGACTATGGAACTAGGTGACAAAAAAGAACTAGAAGCACAGGCTAAGGTAAGCAAGAAACTACAAAGCAAGTTCTTTGACAGATACAAGACTATGTTTTGGTCAAAGAAAGAATACAAGTAGGGGACAACTATGATAGGTAAGTCAGATACAGTAGCCCTAGGGTGGTGCGATAACGGCACCACCGATGGCAAGTTTACAGAAGGACTAGCCACAGCACTAGTTGCTGGTGGCCCTAATGGTATGCCAATACATACCACAATCAGGGTGCAAGGCAATCAAATTGGCAGACAACGCCAAGTATTGTTTGACCATTGGGCTGACAAGATGAAGACAGACTGGTTACTATGGGTGGACTCGGACATTGTACTAAACCTGGACAGTATGAAGAAACTTTGGCAGACAGCGGACAAGATTAACCGTCCTGTTGTTAGCGGTGTCTACTTTATCTCTAAGGAGAATGAGGGCAGTCTAATGCGTCCGTTCCCTTGTTTGTTTAATGATGTATCAGAGTTTCAAATTCAGTATCTACATCCACTACCTGACAATGAAGTGGTCAAGATTGATAACGCTGGCTTTGGGTTTGTGCTGATGCACAAGTCAATTATACCTAAACTCCGTGAGGCTAACCCTGGTAAGGGTATGTTTATGGAGACAGGTGATGGAGATGATGACCATTTCATTGGTGAGGATATAATTTTCTTCCGTCGCATGAAAGCAGCAGGTATTCCGCTACACGCACACACTGGGGCAACAGTCAAGCATATGAAAAGATTCTCTCTTGACATGGACTACTACTCACTGTACTGGTCTAATGAATATTTGAAAGATAAACTAAAAGAACTACAAGGCTAGGAGAATAAGTGGCTGGTCGTGATATTACCGAGGGACGTGCAACGCGAGCTATTGCTGTTGACGTCGGTGTCCTTGCTGACACCTCAGTATGGCAGAACACAGATGTAGCATATGATGTTGCCATTGGCGGCATGCCATTCATCTATGCGATATCCGACCAGCGCCCTTACATCCGACAGACTGCGCCTTACCGTAAGGAACAGTTTGATAATCAGACAGAGCCAGGAGAGCAGAGCTTAACTGGTTGGTGGATTAGAAGTCAATCATCATTCCATGAAGGAACCGGCATTGAGTTCTATGACCCAGGCCTTATACCCGGCGAAGGTACATCCCGATTCAAAGACAGCCGTGGTGTAGATGTGTGGACACCTGGTCAGGTTACGCTACTCAACAAGACTAATCCTGCCCACCTTACTACTGGCCCGATTAAGTCCAACGGTAAAGCGTTTCAAGCTGCTCGTACTATTAAATGGTCCGGCATTGATGGCATCCTATTATGGGATGAGTATGACGTTGACAAGATTGCAGTAGACGGAACTGAAACCCACTTCCTAGATTATAACGCTGGCACTGATTATCCTGTATTTGCTATCTGCGATGATGGTGTTAACGCCTACTGGGTTACACGTATTCTTGACTCTGGCGTAGACAAGACAGCTGTATATAAGAAACCACTAACCGGTTCAGCTGCATCTACTGCTGATGTTACTCTAATGTTTAGCAGCAGTGCTATTGTGGTATCTGAAGGTGTCATGGAATACGTCAAAGACCGCATTGTCATGGCAATCAACAATAAGATTTATGAGTTTGCTAGCTCTGCCTCAGCCTTACCTACCCCAGTTTATACCCACTCAGATACTGACGTGGTATTCACAAGCATAACAGCTTCAGGTACTGCTATCTACGTGGCAGGCTTTAGTGGCGTACAATCATTCATATACAAGTTCACATTAAGTAATACCACTGGTGCTATGCCAAGCCTTACCTCGGCTATCACCGCAGCTGAGATGCCGGTTGGTGAAAAGATATACAAGATTGAATATTATCTAGGCTACATGCTTATCGGCACAAGCAAGGGTATTCGTGTTGCTGCATTAGACGATGCCGGCTCAATTACTTATGGCCCACTAATGGTTGAAACTTCTCAGCCTGTATACGAGTTTGCATTCCGTGACAAGTATGCTTGGGCTGCTACTGGTGTAGCTGGTGAAGGTGGAGTCATCCGTATTGATTTAGGTACTGACTTAGGTGGACTACAGTTTGCTTACGCTAATGACCTATGGTTAGACAATGGTGTGACTGGGTATAATACAACCAGCTGTGCTTTTGCTGGCGAAACAGACAGACTTATATTTACCACTGCTGCTGTAAAGCGTGGCACAATTACCAATAAAGAACTGACAAGCAATGTAGCTACACTCACTACGGCAACAGCTCATGGCTTAACTACAGGTGACAGCATATGGGTAGAGGGTGTTGACGCTACATTCAATGGCCCACACACAGTAACCACTGCTACAACCACAACATTTAGCTATGCTAAAACTGCTGGCAACGTAGCATCAACCGCAGTAACATCTGCTCTAGCTGTAGTAAATGAGACTGGTTCAATCAACATCCAGTCAGCAACTGACTTAATGCCTGATGGATATCTACAGACAGGCTACATTAGATACAACACCTTGGAGCCAAAAAACTTCAAGCGTTTACTAGGCCGAGGTGACTTTACCTATGGCTCTATGACACTAGAGACAGTTGATGAAGCAGGTACAGAGTACGACTTGATTGCATACAGTGCCAATGTACCACCTGTTGAGGTTACAACTAACCAACCATTTGGTAGCCAAGAATACGTTGGGTATAAGTTTATTATGTTCCGCGATGGAACTGACAGTACTAAGGGCCCAATCTTCAAGGGCTATCAGGCTAAGGCTACAATCGCTACACCAAGACAGCGAGCGATGAGATTTCCCGTCTACTGCTTTGACGTGGAGACTGATAAGTACAACGTACTAGTTGGCTATGAGGGCCGTGCATTTGACCGGCTTGCTGCCCTAGAGAACATCGAACAAAACGGTGACGTTGTTACATGGCAGGACTTGACAACCAAAGAATCAAGACAGGTTGTCATAGAGCAGATTAACTTCATTCGCGCTACGCCTCCAGACAGAGGGTTCTCTGGTTATGGTGGCATCATTGAGATAACCGTAAGGACCGTATAATGCAACCTAATGAATGGGCAGCTCTTGCTGTTGCCTTGCTCACCATCTTTGGTGCCCACGCAACTCTAGTTAAATTCCTAACCAAGCATTACCTTAATGAACTAAAGCCTAACGGTGGTTCATCTATGAAGGATAAGGTTAATGCATTAGAAGACAAAGTAGATTTACTGACTGAACTAGTCAAGGAAGCATTGAGGAAATGAATGAAACCTGTAGCGAAGGTCGCGAGTCCTGCAGCTATTGCTGTGCTCCGACAGGCGACAGCACTGTGGCCGAAGCGCAAGAAACTGTCCGACGGATTATTACCATCGCTGGCTCATCGGAAAGCCAGTCCGAATTCAGACCACAACACGGGACTTGCTGTTGATTTAACCCACGACCCAAAGAACGGGGTTGATTGTGCTAAACTATTTGAAAAATTTAAGGAAGACCCGAGGGTGGACTATCTTATCTTTAACAAGAAGATATGGTCTAAGGCCAAGAGTCGTGCTGGCAATCGTCCTTACAGTGGCAGTAATCCTCATGACAAGCATCTACATATATCTATACACCCTAATATGGCTAATGACACTAGCCCTTGGTTCTGGTGGATAAACCAACCTAGTCTTACAAATCAGGTGGTTGCAAAACTGCAGCCTAAGCCTAAGAAGAAGGTGGCAAAAGGTGTCAATCTTCCACCTGCTCCCAAGGCAGTAGAGTGCACTTGTTGCAAGCTACATACCTGGTCTGTAAGTATCGAACGAAAGGCAATCTAATGGAAACACTAAAGCAAGTATCGCTGACCTGGTTCCGTGCTGCAGCCTCTGCTGCTATCGCACTCTACCTCGCAGGCGAGACCGACTTGAAGACACTTGGAATGGCAGCACTCGCTGGGTTCCTCGGACCAGTCCTAAAGTGGCTCGACCCATCGGCTTCAGAGTTTGGCAAAGGCGCACGCTAGCCTGTAGAATACCCTTTAAACGGGCTTAAACGCCCTTTAGAGACAAGAAGACCCCCTACCTAAGGTACTTACCTCGGGATAGGGGGTTCTTTTTTTATGCCTTGACTTATGTAGAAAGAGTATATATAATATATATATTATTATATTATATATAAGACCCCTTCGGGGTCTTTATATTATTAATATATATACTGTATATATACAATTATAGCAGACTGATTTACCTGAATCAAGTGGTTATTACGATTTGACAAACCTCAACTGATACTGTACACTTCTTGGTATGTCAGTATATTTATCAGATAACTATAAAATACCAGAGCATGTATCATACTCAGCTCTGACTACCTACATTGACTGTGGGTATCTCTACTACCTCGGGCGACTACTCGAGATTCCTGAACAACCCGCCGTCTGGTCAGCTGGTGGCTCTGCCTTCCACAAGGCAACTGAAGAGTGGGACAAACAACATGTTGAGTAAACAACTATGGGATGAGGCGTGGCATGAGTACACGAAAGACGCCGACCTATCAACGTATCGCGTTGGTGGCAGGGCTACGAAGGAACGGCCTAACAAAGAGGACGCAGACTTCTGGCAAATCCAAGGACCTGAATGGGTTCAGTCGTACATTGACTGGCGTATGGCGAACACTAACTGGAAGATTTGGAAGACGCCCCAAGGGATACCGGCGATTGAATTAGGTATCGTACCTAAGTTCGCTGGTGTACCAGTCAAGATGATTATCGACCGTATCTTTGAAGTTGATGGTCAGCTAGTCATCGTTGACTTGAAGACTTCACAACGCACACCTGACTCAAGCCTACAGCTTGGGTTCTATAAGGCTGGTATCAAGCAGGTCTATGGTATTGATATCAACTATGGCAACTACTGGATGGCTCGTCAATCAGGTACTGGTGAGATGGTTGACATCTCCAAGTATACCGATGAGATGATTACCTACTTCGTAGAAAAATTTGACACAGCCCGCAAGGCTGGTGTATTCTTGCCTAACACAAACAACTGTAACCGGTGTGGACTCACGGAGTACTGCCCGTTTACTTCAAAGAAAGAGAAGCAATGAACGAAGAATGGAAACTGCAAGTATCGTATAAGACAGGTACTGGCGACATGATTAACATCCGTGCCAATACTGCTGACGAACTTAGCGTATTGCTCGAAGGTATCGGTGACTATGCTACGCAGATTGCTGCGACTAACAAGCAGTTAGCGCAGGCGTACACAGTACTCCCTTTATCTCAGCCAGCTTCCACTACAAGCACAACGCCTCCAGTCTCATTACCGCCCAGCCCGGTCTCGGAAGCGTCAGGTACCGCAGCTCCCACATGTAAGCACGGAGCACGTATCTATCGTAGCGGTATCAGCAAGACTACTGGTAAACCATATGCGTTCTGGGCATGTCCTACCCCACAGGGTACACCAGACCAGTGCAAGCCAGCTAACTAAATAATGAAACCTGTGAAGCGTAGCCAGCTCCATCTTGTGTGTTGGCTACGCTCACTCTTTAAGAAGGAGTCCCGTTGCGTACACTTGTCAGAAGCGTTGGTCGTCCAAGCATCGGTGGTGAACCGCTACCCTCATGCTTCAAAGCGTTTGAATCAAACAAGATTATTATCAGGCGGAGCGAAGTGTCGATGTTCGCAGCAGCGCCAGGAGTAGGTAAGTCAACACTTGCTCTAGCTCTTGCGCTAAAGATGAAGGTTCCTACACTGTACATCAGCGCTGATACAAACGCACACACTATGGCTATGCGCCTAGCATCTATGATATCTGGAAAGAATCAGACAGATGTTGAACAATTACTGAATACTGATTTAGGTTGGACACGTGCAGTACTTGCTAAAGGTAGCCACGTTGTCTGGTCATTTGAGTCTGCTCCTACTCTGCAGGATATTGATGAAGAGGTGCAGGCATTTGAAGAACTATGGGGTTGTCCTCCACACTTAATCGTGGTAGATAATCTGATGGATGTAGCCACTGATGGTGGCGAAGAGTTCGCTTCAATGCGTGCTATCATGAAGGAGTTGAAGTACCTTGCTCGCGCTACTAATGCTGCTGTTGTTGTACTTCATCATACTTCGGAAGCTGTACAAGGAACTCCGTGCCAGCCTCGCTCTGCGATTCAGGGCAAGGTTGCTCAACTACCTGCTCTCATCTGCACACTTGGGGTTGTGGGAACAAGCATGGGTGTTGCACCTGTTAAAAACAGATACGGCAAGGCTGATGCGAATGGAACGCTAATGACTTGGATTGCATTCAATCCTGAATACATGTTCGTCGAAGACATACCGGAGAACGCATAACTATGGAACGTCATACAAAGATTGGTAAGTACCCATTTACTGATGAAGAAGTGGCAGAATTACGCGAGTATTTTGGTGAACAAATAGCCAAAGAGATTGAGGCAATTATGCCAGCAGATGAATCTAATACAGATATATCTTTCAAGATATGGAATACGGTAGTAGAGCAGTGCGCTGCTATAGTAAGGGGTAACAATGGTAAAGAGAGCAAATAAAGGCAGAGATATGAGTGATGGTACTGGACTTGCAACGGTACTAATAGTAGGTTGGTTACTTATTGTAGCTATTGCTATATCAGTTGGAGTATCTGCTAATGGATGATGATTATCTAGAGATTCATGCCAAAGAGATGGCACAAACTGAATATCTACAACACGTGGCAAAGTGTATCAAGAAGATTGATGCAGCTAAACCACCAGCCAAGGACGAGTACACACAAGGTGTACATGATGGATTAGATTGGGCAATAAGAATACTAGAGAAAGATAAGAGCGCATACTAATGGCTAACCCTAATGGTCGCAAAGGTGCACAGTTTGAGACTGATGTAATGCATTGGCTTCGTGACAACGGAGCAATAGCAGAGCGTCTGACTAAAGCTGGTGCCAAGGATGAGGGAGACTTGTATGTATTCCTTCAAGGTGAAACTTATATACTTGAATTGAAGAACCGCAAGAAGCTAGACTTGCCTGCCTTTTGGGACGAAGCGCAGGTTGAGGCAAAGAACTACGCGAAGGCTAGGAAGTTGGCGACCATACCTCCTGCCTTCGTCGTAGTGAAGCGCAGGAATCATAGCGTAAAGAACGCATGGGTTATACAAGATTTGGAACAATGGATGAGAGAGAGATATGAATGACTTACCAAGTATTAGAGATGTGCTTATCCACTACGGTGCACACATTGGACGAAACCACGGGCAAGTTAATTTGCGATGCCCATTCCACGGAGATGCGCACCAGTCAGGTACCGCTAACCTTGACAGCAACATCTTTATCTGCTTTGCATGCGGAGTTCAAGGAAATAGTTTACAAATCATATCTCAACAAGAAAGAATTAGTGTAAGAGATGCAAAAGAATT